ATGATTACCACCAGTATTCAAATTGAGCCATACCTTGCAGAATATCTTCGCGGAAAATTTAACAATGGTTCTGATGAACCTTTTCGTATTCCCGACAATACGGACCTGTATCACATCATATGGACATTGATGGCTAAAAGGCGTTCAGATCAGTCACCCGTCGACAATGGCAATTTGACTTTTATCCTTCCCGAACGGCGTATCGGGAAAGATCCTTTGGTTTATAATTACCTCTCTTCAAGAGCAGCCAGGATCATAGAAATTGAAATACGTCGTATGTTTAACCGTGAACTTCATTCTGTAATGGACGAAAACGATCAGAACGGACACGAATTTAACAATCTGGATATAGTTCATAATTTCCTGTGTTCTTATTGTATAGAGAGTATATCTGAAGATGCACTTTTAAAGAACTTCTATCGGTGGCGTGAGAATATTCGTAAGAGAAAACGACGTCGGGAATATAAAAAGAAGTTAAAAAACGGCTGAAAAATCACCGACCGGACTATGCTTTTTGTCCCAAAATGGCGGACAAAATGTCCTATGTGTGGCGAACTTGTTGATTATAAATTAATTATGTTAATTATGAAAGAACTATCCATTATCATTTCAGTAACTCCGAAGAATAAAATGAAAAAATCATCTTATACCTTCATTGCTGATCCGTTTGATTTTAATTACACTATCGAAAAAACATCTGCTGGTAATTGCTTTAATTGTGATAAAGATATCACCATAGAATTACCCGACTCTGATATAGTACGTGAATTTTCTGTCACGCGCCAGGTGATTGTACATCTCCGTGATTCTTCCAATCGTATTATTAATCTCGGAACAACAGATATCCCGGCATCGGTAACTATAATTCCGTACCTTAATACTGCAACTCTTAATATTGTGTGTAAGATGCTCCGTTCTCCTTTTATTCCATAAAGACACGGTTTACCGTCCTTCATAGCCTTCTGTTCATCCTCTATCTTCGCTGAAAAGATATTCAGATGAACAGAACTTATCTTCGCCAGCTTCTTCTTTCAAACAAACTTCTTATCACCGCAGAGGGTTATACCTCCGCGATGATGGAATGTTTTCCATTGATTTCGGCTGACCGTCCGTTACCGGGAACATTTTTCTTTAATGAAAATCCTCCTACCTATCAAGAGCTTTCAAAAAAAGCCTTATCTAAACTTCTTAAGAGTATCGAAACTCATGCTGAAGCCCAAGGTATCAATATAACAGATGACTTCTCTTCTGAAGAGTTGCCTGAAGGCAGTATAGCTTATCACCGTATCTGGGGAATTGTAACCTCTTCATCTTGTTGGTATTTCTCAAGCAAACAATTTGAACAGGATCTGATAGCTGCCGAATCCAATCCGGCCATTGCTACCCATTTCTTACATATTAATACGCCGGGTGGTGAAGCCTGGTACCTTGACCGGCTATCTGAAACAATAAGTTCCCTTAAAAAGCCAATCGAAGTATTGATCGAGCGATGTTGTGCTTCTGCCGGATATTATATCGCATGTCATGGTACCAGAATCAATGCACTTACTCAGAATGATTCCATTGGTTGTATTGGCACTATGACGGATTACTGGGATTTCTCATCCTATTATGAAAGTCTTGGAGTTAAACATATTACAGCCAAATCCAACTATTCCGATTTGAAAAATAAAAAATATGAAGACCTGCGTGCCGGTAATAAGGAACAGTATATCAGTGAAGAACTGGATCCTCTTGCCGAACAGTTTATTTCCGAAGTGAAACGTTCCCGGACTAAACTGACTGAAACTGATCCCCCTGAAGATAATCCGATCTTCAGGGGAGAAACGTTCGATGCAACTCATTCTGTAACTAACGGTCTCATTGATAATATCCTTACTCTTCCTCAAGCTATTTCCGAAGCATACCGTCTCGGACAGGAATATCTCGACAATGAGGAACTCAAACAGCGTGCTCTCAGCTATGTATAATCAATAATTTCTTATCAGTATGAATGTAAAAGAAAAAATTCAAACCGTACTCCAAAAACTTAAACTCTTCGATAAAGCCAAGGCCAATACCTTGACTAATGAGGATTGGCAATCTATTGTCAACTCATACCAGCAGGAGTATAAGGTAACTCTTCAGGACGATATGGCAGCCGAACAAGCTGCACAGCAGAATCCTCTTGATCAGGACGCGTTAAACCAGGCACAAGCTATTCTTGCAGGAATTGTTTCAGGAGTTTCTACCAGTGAAGATCTGGAAAGTTCTGACACTCAGCAAGAGAACCCGAAGGCACCAGAGTCATCATCAACTCCGGCTACTCCTGAAACACTTGTTAAATTGACTCAAACCGTCAGTGACCTTGTTTCCACTATGAAAAGTCAGGCCGCTGCAGATATTCCTTTATCTGAAGCTCGTGTTTCAACAGTTAGTTTCATGGGTCCGGCAAGTACTTCTAAGTATCTTTTCGGTGTTGAAAATTCTATGTTCTCCATGGATTATCGTTGGAATAAGATTACCGCTAATCCTCGCGCGGCATCCAGTCTTGATGATGCTGACGAAGAAACAGATGGAGTCACTTTCCGAAAACAGGCTGTTGCCTATTCACGTTCTTTACAGAAACGTTACAACTATCTGCATGCCAATAGCATGCTTGACCCCAAACGTCTTGCTGCCGGTGAGTTTGTTACAAACTATGAAGGGGTCAATACTGCAGGTGTAGGAAATCAGCATGTAGTTCTTCGTCAGGATTATCTGATAGCCCGTGTATTGTCTAAACGTGATCTTACGCAGTACTTCCCCGTAAGATATGGTATTCAAGATCATGATCTTGTTTTCAACGCCTTCTTCTCTGAGGTTTCCCAGGCTTATCAGGTAGGTGAGATCTGGAAAGGTGATATGAAACTCGAGAATGAGATGGGGCATGTAGACGATGCAATGATCAAGATAAAGTTTGGGCCCATGAAAGAGCTCGAACGCATGTATATCGCCTATCTTAATAAAGAAGGATCCGATCCTATTAAGTGGTCTATGATTGAGTTCTGTATTCTCAATTCGCTTGAGACTGCTCAAGTAGAACAAAACAAACGTCGTATGCGCGGTATTTATGTGAAACCGAAATCTGGTGTTCCGGGAAGCTACTTAAACGCCGGTACCGGAATTCTGTACACCTTACTCCGCTATGTCCACGAGAATAAGTTGCTGTTGCATGATAATGAATCTTATCGTTCTTATACTTCAGCTGATATGCTTGAGTCCGTTCAGGAGTTTTGTTCCGATGTTGTTGCGTCTTGTACAGAAGATATGGATCTGGACAAACATGTTCTTTATCTGAATAAACTTCATCAACCTTGGTGGATCAAAAACATTCGTGATACGTATCGAAGAGATACTGACTTTACAGGTCCCGATAGTTATCTCAATACGGTTCCTGACACCTCCATCCGTATCATTTGGCTGCCATATCTGGGGCAACTGCCTTTCATGATGATGGACGTTCCTGGAAACCTTCAGTTTATTGAATATATTCCGGGTGAGATGTTTGCCATTAAAGCAAAGGAAGACATGGAACTTGTGAAAGCATGGTCCACTTGGAAAGAAGGTACGGCAGCTGCCTTCCTTGGCCGACGTTTTGATTCCTTTGAAAAAATGCAGGCAAATAATTATGAATGGCAGCAGATTTTTATGAATAAATTTTCTGTTGACTTGGCAGCTGATGCTACCACAGTCGATGCAAAGGCTGGCTTTTGGCAAATTACTGTCGAGAATACCAAAGAGACTGCCATAACCGATATCACCGGTGCAAAAAAAGGTGTCGCTTATGTTATTGAGTGTGGTAATACAACCAATGCCACCACAATCGCGAAATCTGAAAAGTTCAAAAATATCACTGAGGCATATACTCCAACCAAAGTTGGCGATTATATAATGGTGATTCTCGATGACGAAGGAAACTTCCTCGAACTTGAACGTCAGGTAGGAGGCAATCGTAAGGTCAACGCAGCACTCCAACCGAACATTCCCGGCGTGCGATAGTCCATTTCTCATGTGTGTTTTAATAAGTTAGTTGTTTGTGGGCGGGTTTTATGGCCCGCCCTTCTTTTTAAATGAAAATTTTATGAAAGCAAGAAAAATTTCCAATCCTTATAAAAAGGGTAACGAGTACGCTCGTAAAGTGTCTGTCAGGTTCTTCCTCTCATTGATGATGCTCCTGGCTATCGTCTTTGTTGTTGGCATGTTTATGGACCCGGACTCATTTTTATGTATCTCCGGTTTTGGTGGTACATCATTGGCAACTATGATGATCATCGGTGATGTGGGCGATGTTTCGGATCGCCAGACGCATGGTTCTAATATTGCATATAAAGTGTATCTGATTGAACTTTCTCAGATTAACCCTGATGTGAAGTTTCCCAAAAAGAATGCCAATCGCGAAGTTGGTACCATTCCGATGAAAGCCGGTGAGTATATGAAGTACTTCGAAGCCCATGATATACCTACATATACAGCTACTGGAGAGAAAGGGGATATTACCACATCCGGAGAAAACAACTTTGTAATCATTATGGGAGGTATGCGAGATCAGCTGCTCAATTTTATCGAAGAACACGCTGGGGGTAAATTTATAGTCTTGTTCAAAGAAGTAGGAGAGGAGCAGTGGTACATTATCGGTGAGTACGACCGGCCAATGATCCTGCAATCGTTTGAAGCAAAGAATGATAAAGATGGGCGTTATGTCACCTTTACCTTCAAGCGTACCTCTATTGATCAATATTGTAAATATACCGGTGCCATCGTTCGTACTCCGGCAGCAAAACATACGGCTTCAGCCACTACACTTGCCATCAAGCCAGAAAGCAACCGATATGAAATCCCGGATGGCACTGCCGCCACCTATGCCATTTCTGCTGTATCTGGAATCACCGCAAATGACAAAGGTCGTTATATAACTCTTGAAGGTACCGGTACTGACAAAGCCGCTACAATTGCTGATGGAGCATCATTCGTTCTTGAAGATGGAGCTACATGGACCGCCCGTGCAGGATCCGCGATTACATTCCGGATTATGGATACTACTACTCTCGTCGAGGTTCCTGGAATCCGTATTCAGACAGCATAGTTTATTTATTCATAGAGCAGAGAAATCTGCTCTTAATACTTACTAAAATGTACTCATTCAAAGAAAAGCAAAAACATTTTTCTGAACTTCAGAATCCGGATGCAGCTTCTTTAGACTTAAAACTCTTAACTCAGAAGACTCCCTCACATCCTCTTATGAGAAAGTTTTCGAGAAATCCGCAACGTTATGCTAACGAGATCTTGTACCAATTACTCGATGTTGCAGAGCGGGATGAGATTCGTAACAATCGCCGTCCACCTGTTTCCAAATCCAATGTAGTTAATGGCTCTCAGTCCTCCAAAAAGGAGACTGAAATACTTCTCATTGAGAAGTCTGAAAAGGTTGAAAATGTAACTTCTGAATCTTCTGATCCAGATCAGCAAGATAAGATATCTGATGTAACCGATCAAATAGTAGAAGCCGAAGAACATGTAGTAGAAACCGAAGAACATACAGTAGTAGCCGAAGAACGTGCAGAGGAAGCTGAAGAACGTGCAGAAGAAGCTGAACTTCGTGCAGAGGAAGCCGAAGAGCGTGCGGATAATGCTGAAGCAGCGCTTGAACAAGAGAAAAAAAAAGTAGCCACTACTTCAAAACCGGTTTCAAATCCGAAAGTAAAGTCCAAAAGTGGGAAGAGTACCCGAAAATCGATTGGGACAACCTCTCCGACCCGCAAGTCCAGACAGCCACGATCATCTACAACGACCGGATCGTAACCTGGAAACAAATGAAGCAGCTCGACGAACAGCTGGATAAGAAACCGACTACACAAGCAGTCATTGATATGGCCGAACTACGTATTCGTAATCTTCTGGCGTTTGAAGAGCTGCAGTCGTTCAACGATACTGGGAAGTTCCGTTACAAGCATCCGTTCATAGCCCACCAGTCGGAGAGAGCACAACTGGAGGATCTGTTACGGAAAGATCCGCAAGAGTTTCTGCGGCGTCATAAAAATGTACTCGACAACATCCGCAGATACGAATCCTACCTGAAACGGGCCGACCGTGACAGTCGGCGCACTCAGGACAAAGAAAACCTTCGTCGTCATCGTGAGCGCGAAGCACTATTCAAAGCCATTCTCGAATCAACAACAAATAAAAATTAATCATGGAATCATTTGTACAGCGAATTATTGATGAAAAGGAAGAGCTTGATGAACGTATTGGCAAGCTAAAGATTTTTATTGCGTCAGACAGATTTAAAACTCTTAATACTGAAATGAGAGCATTAATGGAAGAGCAATACTTCACGATGGATCACTATTCTCAGATTCTAAGTAAGAGACTTCTGTTACTTGGATAATAACATTTATCGAATAAACAAATAAAAATTGATCATGGAAAAGCTAATAGAAGTATTTAATTTGGGTGGTTTGCCTACCGCCCCGCTGGATTCATTCTTAGAGCTTCAGGAAGACTTCAAAAAGTCGGATCCTGATAAGTTATCGAAACTACAGATGCTCATCATCACTCGTGGTTTCAAGTATGCATTTAAGGCTTGGAAGGACCCGGACGGAAAACTCTGGATCATCGATGCCCATCAACGTCGAAAGGCACTACTTGCACTACGAAAATCCGGCTTTACCATCCCGGAGATTCCGTATGAACCAATATTTGCTTCGGACAAGAAAGAGGCTGTCGAGGAGATTGCAGCCTACAACTCTGAGTTTGCAACTAAGAACCCGGATACCTTACTCTTCAAAAAATACAATATCGATACCGATACTCTTTCCCGGTTCAATCTTGGTTATGAAGTGAAAGCAATAGATTTCGGTCAAGTAACAACTCCGCTATTCGGATCAGAACACGAATCGACCGATATCCAAGAAGATGCCATTGATTTTTCAATTCCGGCTGAAGATGATACAAAGTCTGTATTTGTTCAGCCGGGTGATATTTGGTTACTTGGTGAACATCGTTTAATGTGCGGTGATTGTCGTTTAAAATCAGACGTCATAACACTGATGGATGGTCATTATGCAGACTTAATTGTAACTGATCCACCTTACAATGTCGCTTATGAAGGTGGTACAGAAGATGAACTCACCATTCAAAACGATTCCATGGAGAACGATTTGTTTATAACCTTCTTGAAGCAGGTGTTTACTGTTATGTATTCTATCTTAAAACCAGGTGGATCCTATTATGTTTTTCATGCTGATATTGAAGGTGAGAATTTTCGTGCCTCTCTTAGGAAAGCAGGATTCAAAATAGCACAATGTTGTATTTGGGTAAAGAACAGTATGGTCATGGGACGCCAAGATTATCAATGGCAACACGAACCATGTTTATATGGATGGAAACCAGGAGCTGGTCACTTTTGGAATTCAGATCGAAAACAGACTACTGTTTGGAACTTCGATAAACCGCAACGTAATGCTATCCATCCGACAATGAAACCCATTGCTCTGATAGCTTATCCTATTTGTAATTCCAGTACATCTGGACAAATTGTAGCAGACTTCTTTTCCGGATCAGGTTCCACTCTAATGGCTTGTCAACAAACCGACCGTATCTGTCGCGCAATGGAGATAGATCCTCGTTACGTTTCAGGCACAGTTCATAGGTATCGTGCAATGTTCCCGGAACAGCCAGTTCGTTTAATTCGTGGTGGTGAACTTCTCACTGTTGAAGATACTTTTAAAATTATTTCATGAAACAAAATCTGACACCCACTTCTGATGTAGATAAAGCCATTCTGATTGGTGACGAATATGTCTCTCAAGTGCGTACGTTTGGCGCACTTGGATACTCTGCAGATCGCATCTGCAATCTCTTGGGTTTGCGTGGAAATGAAAAAATAGCTCTTAGTATCCGGATCACTCTGCCTGGTGATGTCTATAACGATGCTTACAACAATGGGCGTGTTTTGGGGGAGTACAATATTGATGCAGAGTTGGCGAAACGCGCTGAATCTGGAGAGATTGATGCTATTACTGCTTTAGAAACCCGCAAAAATGAACGTATAGAACTTGAACTTCGAAAGAATTTATTCGGCGTATGACACAACTTGATATACTTGATAAGATACATCCAGATATGATATCAGCTTTCCTGGTTTCAGGGAAAAGCGATGGCATACCGGCTGATGTGCAACTCTTCCTCAAGCAGCTGCAATGGGCTGCTGAAATATACGAATACGAACGGAACATTACCCGTGCTGCTAAATTACTAAAGCAGCGCATTAATGCCTTACAGCATCTTAATCTTGATGAACGTACCTGTAAAGCACGTATATATGCTGCCATCAACTACTTTTCGATTGATAATAATGTGTCTATCAAAGTTTGGGAGTCCAATTATGCAGATAAATATGAAGATCTTGCGAAGCTATGTTCCGTTCGCGGTGATTACAAAACACAGAAACAGTGCTATGATGCTGCCGCCGAATGTCGCCGACGGGCATCGGAAATTGCTGAAGCTGATCGTGATCTTGGTGTTGTTTTCTTGATTTCTCCGGATATCACTCCGGAGGAACTCGGGTACTCTAAGAAGTCATTGAAAGAGATAGCGTCCAAGCATAACGCAGGTTTCTATTTGAACTTGATTGATAAGCTTCCCATCGAGAAAGAAGAGAAAAAACGCCTCTTACGTGATGCTGACATTCAAGAGGCTGAGTTTGAAGAAGTAAACGAAGAATAGTCATGTCAATAGAACTCTATTCCCAATCTCAAACGAAGCTTTCTGCAGGCTGTGATACCTTCGATGCCACTGCCTATTTTGAAAGTTACTACATGAACTCCATGCAGATTCAGGTGAATGTTCTGGATCCTAACAATATCTTTGTTGAAGGTGCTCGTGCTGTTGGTAAGACTGAAGGAGTAATGGGACCGCGTATTATCCGGGTAGCAAATGATATGCCTGGAGAACTTTCTTTCCTGGTACACAAAACTTATATTGCCCTAATGACCAATGTATGGCCTAATATCCAAGCGTACTTTTCCCGCCCTGTCACCGTTGCTGGTCGTGTTCGTCCGATGTTAGAATATGGCATAGACTATGTGGTGGGAGAGGCTAAAATACCATCTCACTTTCGCCGCCCACGTTACCCTATTGCCTATCCTAAACACAGTATTTTGTTTCGTGATGGCCATCACTTGCAAATGGTAAGTTCTGACCAACCGGAGTCTGTCGCTGGTCGTTCTGGTGTACATGCCTTTATCGAAGAGATGAAGCACAACAAAGGTGAGAAGTTAAAGACACGGCTTTTCCCGTCACTTCGTGGATCTTCTGCCGAGATCCGTATGTCACAATATTATCAGGGTGTAACAGGTGTGTCCGATACAGCTCGTGTAGATCTTGGCGAAGATGACTGGTTCGAAGAGTATGAAAACAATATTGACCAAGCACTTCTTGAGGAAATTGCTACAGTTTCTCTGCATGTTAATGCAGCTATGTACAAGCGTTACAAGCTGTTTGCCCAACAGAAACAAACAACGAATCCGGTTATACTCGAAGCTATCCGTCTCGAACTTCAGAAAGTAGAGCGAACTCTTGACTTATGGAAACCTCGTCTTGCTGATATGCGTCGTAATGCTACATTGTATGTGCGTGCCAGTTCGTTTTGTAACAAGGAAGTGTTAGGCCCTAAATTCTTTAAAACTCAGCTTGAAACTCTTGATATAGACGAGTTTCTTACTTCTATCTGTGCTATTCGACACAAAGAAGTTGTAAATAAATTCTTCGCTAATTATAAAAAAGAGTTTCACCAATTTTCCGACAGTTATATTTATGAGTCTATCCTGAAGCTCGACCTCCGGGAACACTTTATTCTAACAGCCCGTTATTTGAAGCATTATAATAAGCGTGATGAACTACTTGTTGGTTATGATCCCGGACACTTCTCCAGTCTGGTTGTTGGCCAGGAGAAAGACTATGGTTCAGAACTCAGGATACTGAAGGAGTTCTTCTGTTACTATCCGGATGAACAGCCTGAGCTTGCCCGTCAGTTCTACGAGTTCTTTGGTCAGGATGCTGTCAATAAACATATCATTTTATATCCGGACCGTGCCGGCAACAAGAAGAAAGAGGACTTGGAAAAGATAACCACCGACTCCCGCATTCTCAAGCGAGAGTTGGAGTCTTACGGCTTTACTGTTGAGCTGATGAACGAAGGCCAGGCGACAGTTTACCACTGGCAACAGTTCAAGCTCTTGCTTCTTATCTTTGGCAATCGTAGTAACGCATTACCCCGCGTTCTTATCGACGAAAACGAGTGCAAAAATTTATGTAGTGCTATAATGCTATCTCCTCTTAAAAAAACGGATGGTCGTATTGAATTGGACAAAAATTCAGAAGTGAAAGTACCGCTTAAACTTCAAGCCGGGCTTACAACACAGATACCAAGTGCACTTATTTACCTGCTTTTTGGACGTTACGGTGACCGTGTTCAAAGTGAATTATCATCAATCCCGATAGATTTACCGGATAATTTCTCTATAAATTAATTATTAATTCTATGAAAAGTTTGTCTTTATCCATAATAATAGCCCTGTTTGACATTGAGAAATATGCTAATCTATTGAAACCTAATCTAATTACGTTTCAAAAGTTTATTTCTTTTTTTTCGTCAGACTCCTATCTCCACGCCCCGCTGATAATTCGATGTGAGGTGCATCCCTCTTCTTTTTACAGGAAATATGAGGGAGTGCCTCTTCCGGTCCTTTTGGAGGTGTTCTCAAACAAGTATTTTCGAGCATGGAAACTACAATGACAGGACCGCATGCACTGCAATGGGCAAAAGAGATATCGAAGCTTCCTGATGGATGTTTTACTATTGCATTCTTTCCTTATTCAAGGCAAAAGGGAGAGGCTTCTGATAAGCTAACCATCCGGGAGGGGTGTAAGTTCCGGACTCAGTTGCCACATGAAAGGTTTAGTATCGATGGTGAGAACTTGTTCCTCTTCAGTGATGCTGGTGGAGAACCAAAGATGTGCTACAGGATCCTGATTCGATACATGGGTTTTCCACAGGATAATTTTAAACTTCATAAAATCGATTGGTTATGAGTGACGTGAAGATGCTGGGTGACTATGGTTGCTACATCGATGAAAGTAATGTGATATCGTTTCAGGTTGGGGATAATCCTCGTATAGGAATGGAAGATCCTGGTTTTTCAGTGGAAGACTACAATTCGTTCCCTGATTTACAATGGCAGACGATTAACGGTTATCAAGTGTGTAGTCGTGGACACAATAACATGAAGTGTGAAGAGGTAGCTGCAGATCTTAAAAAGAACCGGTTGTTACCTCGCTTAATTACTAAGCAGATGAATATGCTGTATGGAAAGGGACCAGCAGTGTATAAAACAGTGTTTGCTGATGGTAAATTTAAGCGCGAATGGGTTGAGTGTCCGGAAATCATGAATTGGCTGGATTGTTGGAAAGATCGTGGACTTGAAAGTGACTATAAAGAAGTCGCAAAAGCTCTTATTAAAGACTTCTATTATTTTCGTGACTACTTTGTGAAGTGGAGATTTTCGGTCGGTAGAAACTTTGGAGCACTACCTGTTGCTGGTATTGAGACGATGGAGAACAGGCATTGTAGACTGGCCACAACAAAGAAAGATGCCGCTACTGATCTGGTATACTATCGTGACTTTCGTTTTATAGCTGTTGGGCGTTGGAATTATGGGATATCCAATTTTAAGATTTATCCGAAATTTAATTTGGCTGATGTAGATAACTATAAGTATGCAGCTATTTCGCATCACCGGGAAAAATCAGTAGATGAGTTTTATGGTGTTAATGAGACACACGAAGGTACCAAAGAATATATTAGAGGGTCTAATGCAACTGCACGATATATTAACTCCTTTTTGCGTAATAGCTTGGCCGCAAAGATACATATCATTATTCCTAATGCATGGATCAATGCAAAACGCACTCAAATTCAGAAGCTTTGTGATGAGAATAAAAAACGGAATAAAGATGGAGTGAAATTGTATGTGTTTAATGGAATCGATATAGGTACTGAATTTAAAGAATCTACACTGATTAAATATATTCAATCTGAACTTCGTAAGATATCTCAATACCTTTCTGGAGCTGACAACCAAGGTAAAGCGTATGCAACGATTAGTTTTAAAAGTGGTGGTACTGAAGAAGAACGTTGGAAGATTGAAACAGTGGACTTGAAATACAAAGAGTATATTGAATCGCTTATTACTTATGATAAGCGTGCTGATGAAGTGTTATTATCGAGTGTTGGTCTCGACTCTTCTATTTCCAGTGTTGGGAAGGATGGTGTGATATCCAAGTCCGGATCGGATGCATATTATAATTATCTGATTTATCTGATGTCTCTCACTCCGGACGAAGAAATCTGTTGTGAACCTTTTAATTGGGCTATTCAAATAAACTTTCCTTTATTATATAAAAAAGGATATAGAATTGGTTTCTACCGGGAAATTCCAAGTCGCCAGGAAGAAGTTAAACCGAACGAACGATTAAATCAGCAAGAGTCATGATTATATTAGAAGAGTTATTTAAAAATTTGACAGAATTTCGCCAATATGCACCTTATTCTGAAACGAATATTGAATTTAAGGACCTCAATAGCTCAGCATCGTCTGCCCGAAAGCAGATATGCATTATTATTTCTAAAAAGGTTTATGATATAATCGTTAAGAGGGAAGGAGAGATACATGATGCTTTACTGACTGCAATGGCCAACTTAACGTTGGCAAAACAGTTAGTTTTTGACGTTGTCAAGCAGCGCAAATCCGACATTGACATATACAAGTATGAAATGGAAGCTATGCGCCGATCTTATATTGAGAATTATTTTAGCGGAATGGATACTTTGATTCAGTTACTTGATCAGGAAAAATTAGAAGAGTGGAGTGGATCTCGCTATTGTAAACTGCTTTCTTCTCTTCAGATACAGACTGCAGAGGACTTTGATTTTCTTTATTCAATTGATCTTTCCTATCTCTTTTTCTTCCGGATTATTCCACTTCAGAAAGAAGTACTTGACGAAGTCATGACCGGCTACTTCGAGCGCGTAGGTGATAATCAAGAGATAAAAGGTTTGCTGTTACATGCACTTGCAAAGGCTACAGTTGCTCTTGCATTGCGTCGATTGGATATTCTTGAGTTCCCGGCAACAATACGTAATCTTTTTGATGATTCTAAAACTAACCGATCCGGAAAAGATGAACAGGAACGTATGCTTACGCTTGCCAGTCAGTTAACCGACGAAGTACAATCTTTATTGAGAAGTGTCGATCTCATTTTATCTAACAATGATTCAGGGATAGTGGATACAGAAACTTCTTTTAATTCTCCGGACGATATAATCGTAATGCTGCCATGATGAAAGATACTATTGAATTTATGCTCCACGGGGACACCTACTTCATCCCTAATTCATGGGATCTCCTTACTCCGTTTTTATTTTCCAGTCTTGTACAAGATTTTAATCGGATGGTCAAAGGTGAACTTTCTCCGGCCATGGTGAGAGTAAACTATGTATGTAATGTTATGGGCTGGAAACCAAAGAAAATCAAAGACGAAGACTCTTTTCAGAATCTGGCTTTTCTTGCAGAGCAAGTAACATTCCCATTCGTTATCTTATATCCGGATAATGATTTGGCCCTAAAAGATATGGATCCTGAAACCAGAAAGCTTTGCAAAAAAACTCCTCCTGAGCGACTAACCAGTCTCCCCATCGCACGATATCTCTCACGTTTGGACTATCAATTTACTTTGGATAGCTGCTTTTGCAAACAACTTGTACCGGAGGTGATTGTAAATGACGAAATTTATCCTGCATATTCCATTGATACAAGTTTTAATGTTTTGACCTGTTCATTAACTGCGTTGCAATATATAGAGGCTCGTGCTTTAATGGGAAAGTCTGTAGATATGCTTCCACTTCTGGCTGCTATCTTATATTACCCAGGTACGTATTCTTCCGCAGGTGCTCATCGGTTAGCTTCAGAGTTTGCCAGCTTGACAGAATATGAACTTCAGGCAATAGCTTTCAATTTTCAGGCTTTTAATAATTATCTGTTTTCTCAAACAGAGTTTCGGTTACTCACAGCATCGAAAGAAGGTAAGAATAGTACTATTAGTACCGGTGCTCTTGAATCTCTTTATAACTTGAGCAATGATGGACTTGGGGATATTACAGTCATCGAGCAGATGAATGTTATCAAGTACCTGACTATTCTCCGAAAGAAGATTATTGAAACTGTCCGTAGCATGAGTTCTATGAAAATGGAGAAAGTTGATATTGAGAAAGAAACAGGATTGCCTATTCACATCATTAACCAGATATTATGATACTTGATTTATTCTCTTATTTCGCAAAGTTCCCCTCTAAATCGGGGGTACTTTCCATATTTACTAATGGTAGTAGTACTTATGCTCAGTATTCTGAACTGCACAATGTAATAACGAACCTTCCGGAACCTTTAGTTCCTGCGATTCAATCATACGTTTTTGGGCAATCATTTGAATCAGTCAAAGCACGTATCGATAACTTAACAGGTACTTATCTTTTTATCGATTACGGTGAGTTTTCTTCCAAGAGCGATTACCGGAATTCTATCGAAGATTCTCAAAAGTTGGCGGCTACTGTTGCAATGAAGCTATCGGATACTTCCGATCTTGTTGAAGAAGCCATCGCTTCTGCCATCTGTCTGAATTTGCTGAATACCTTGCGTGCCCATCTTCTATATGACGCCGAATGTGGCAAAATCTCTTGGCTTAGCCGTTCAACTATAAAGAATCACGATATTATTCCTTTTGTAGCGAAAGAATTGAAGTCAATTGGATGGACTATGATTTTCGAGGCAAATGCTTCTGATCTGTTTAATGTAAAGGAACGAATGGCGTCTTTTTAAGTTTAAATTTGCGGTATGGCTGATATATAGAATTAGAAGCAAGTAACATTCATTTAATATTTCCAAGTTTAAATGTTAAATATCAGATTAATAACAAAAATATTATTGCCGGATTTTTATATCAATAATATTTTTGTTATTTTTGTATCGTCATTAAGACAAGAGCTCTTATGAATAATGACGAAGAGCTAAAGGCTCGGATAGAAGAATTAGAGCAAGACCTCATCTTCTATCTCCGCAAGTATCACGAATTGACCCCTCGGGGAAAATGGATGAAAGCGGTGTTGGACAAGGAGATTAAGTCGATTGAAGAAGAAATCAAACGGCTGAGTCAACTTCTCTGACAGAAGGGTTTCCGCTCCCAAAGGCCAAGGGAGCGGATTCCTTTTTCACTTACAGTAGAATCTTTAAACAGTAGCAGCGTATGGATAAGGTAAAGCGTTTTTTTGAATTGAAGGAACTTTGGAAAAAAAGTCCTGAAAATGAACGTACGGAGATTGATAGCCAGCTTACCGACCTGATGGAAAGTTTAGATGATGCGGAACAGGAAGCTTTGAACGCCGCGATATCCAATGATTTTAGCCGGATGAAAGAAGAGGTGAAAGATATTCGCCGTACAATTACCATTCGTAGGCAATTAGCCCCGGTGTTACCCTTTCTTTCTGTATCTTATTTGGCAAAGACATACTTTGGCAAAAGTACTTCGTGGTTTTATCAGCGGCTCAATGGGAATCTGGTAAACGGTAAGCCTGCCAGTTTCACTCTTGAAGAACTCAATACACTATCTGTTGCTCTTTCCGAGTTGGGCGACATTATGATAGATACTTCTCGGTCTATCGCGAGACCGTAAGTCTTGATGACAACTTGAGAAGGGTTCTGGAAACAGGACCCTTTTTTTATGCTGTTATTTGCGAATACAGACATTTTAATGTTAAATATGTGTTAATAATGTAATGTAACTATTTGGTAATCAATTTATTATGTTATATTTGTGCTGTATTTATTAAATAATTAATTAAAACAATTAACATTATGGAAACAAAAATCTGTATTTTTAAAGAGAATCCGATCACTTTTGCATTGGATAAAAACAATGGAATGATGGTAAATGCTACTGAAATGGCAAAAGCTTTTGATCGGGATTTGTATCAGTTTACCAAAAGTGAGGATACTAAAAGATTTATTGAAGCATGTCAAAAACCTGCAAATGCAGGTTTATTAGGAATCGTTAACGAATCAGATTTGATCATTTCACGTCAAAAATCAGGTACTTATATGCATCGCGTTTTGGCTATTAAATTTGCAGCTTGGTTAAATCCTGATTTTGAGATCTGGGTATATTCCACTATTGAACGAATCCTTTTTGGAAAACATGCACAACGTGAAGAATCTTTAGAACGTTCCTTGAAGTTTCAAAATGAATCAAAGCAGTTGAAAGATAAAGCTGATAAGACAGGAGAGGATTTTACGCGCTACTTGGAACTGGAACGTCAGTTGAAATATGAGAAGTCACTTCGTAAATCACTGACTGCAGCAGCCGTTACCGAAATGCGTAGTCTCTTTGAAGAAGATGAAGAGTAATTAAAAGAAAACAGCCGTGAGAGTACAGACTCACGGCTGGATATTAGTTTCCATAAATTCAATATCTATTTCTATTTATAGAGATAGAACTAAAAGTCTTATCCGGTAAACGGGTAAGACTTCTTTGTATGTATCCCTTTTTTTATGCTGACATTTGCGAATGCAGACATTTTAATGTTAAATATGTGTTAATAATGTAGTATAACTATTTGATAATAAAATTGTTATGTTGTATTTGTGCTGTATTTATTAAATAACTAATTAAAACAATTAGCGTTATGGAAACAAATTTTATTACAAGAGTGAACAATGTAGACATCGTAGCAACAAACAATGCTGAAAAGTTAGTGCCAATTAAGCCAATTTGCGAAGCTTTGGGGATTGATGCTAAGGTTCAAAGAAGCAAAATTCAAGATGATCCGGATTTGTGTTCAGTTGGGGTGCTGAGCACCTCAACTGGAGCTGATGGCAAACAGTACGAAATGTATTGTTTACTTATTCAATTTGTATTCGGATGGCTTTTTACTGTCAATCCCAAAAATGTGAAAGAGGAAGTACAAGAAACTGTTCGCCAATATCGTATGGAATGCTACCGTGCTCTCTATGAATACTTCACAGAACCGCAAACTTTCTTGAAGCAGAAACAAGCATTGATGGAAGAAAAAGTTAATGAATACCAATCGAGACAGAGAGATTTCAAAGATGCACAAAAACTGATGAATGAAGCAAAAGCAGAATTAAATCAAGTAATGAAATTTACTATTGAAGATTGGCGCGCTAATAATAGACAGTTAAGTCTCTTCACTGATGACGAATAACAGGTAAATAAAAACTTCAGCCGTGAGAGTACAGACTCACGGCTGGATATTAGTTTCCATAAATTCAATATAAAAGTTTTGCGCTTTCAAATATTTTCTTCATATTTGAAGTGCCAATATACAACCATTTCATTAGCTCCTCATATCGTGTAATCCGTAAACAATCGGATTCCGGGTGGTTCCGGTTGGCACACGATATGAGGAGCTGTATTTATTCTGATGGATCAAAGCGATAAATTAGCAGATATTATTCTGCAGGCATTACATCATATTCCGGATTATTTATCTGTTCAAGACAATATTCTGAAACCTCTTAACATGGATATAACAGATAAGGAAATAATGTTGGTACGCAAGCGGCTTTCCATGCTTGACTTAATAGTGGAACAATATCCGGAATCACCTAAGTCATTAATAAAGATTACTCCCAAAGGATATCAAGCCATAGAATATTTTGGTACCTATGAAGCTTATAGTAAAGAACAGAAGAAAACGGCTTTGACCGAACGAAGAATACGATATTTAGAAGAAAAAAATATTGAGCTAAAGAATCTGAATATTATTGTAGGGGTGATTTCATTTATAATAGGCATCCTACTATCAAGCCCACTAAAAAGCATGTTGAGACAATGGTTAGAATCCGAATGATAGAATTCTTTAATAGTAAGAAGTCATTGGATAACTCATTGATTTCTTTTTCTAACTGGATTAATTTAGATTCATCTTTCATAACTTATTGATTTTGATACAAAAATACGAATAAAAATAATTAAAAATTAAGTAACAATGAAAAAACTATTATTTATTTTGGTGTTATTATTTAGTATCAACTCTTTTGCTCAGGATCCTTGGAATCCTACCCGTGTTTATTGTGATATTGTTGGTATTGGCAATTTTACTGGTACTAAAGTCAAAGTTTCGATAGACTTTGGACAAGCTCGAAAGTTTATGGATGGGAACTATAATCGGTCTTTAGTGGATAAAGATGGAAAAGAACTTAAGTTTAATTCGATGGTTGATGCTCTTAATTACATGGCTCAATTAGGATGGCGATTCGAACAAGCCTATGTACTAACCGAAAATACGGGGGTATCCAAACAAAACGTTTACCATTATTTATTGAGCAAGGAACTTAGTGGAGATGAAAAGATTGATTCAGGCATATATACTCGTAGGGATTATAAAGATGATCAGGCCGAGGAAGAAACTGACAAAGAAGAGAAAACTAATAAAGAGGGATTCTTTAAGAAGGAAAAAGGAAAGGTCGATGATATTTATTAATCAAATCTTTTTGTCATATCAAATAAAATTCTCATATTGCAAAGCCCAAAATAAATTAACCTGAATCTTCTGTCAGCGTGTAATCTTTATTAATAGGATTCTGGAGTAATTACCAGTGGGCGCACGCTGACAGAAGATTTTTTGCTATACTATGGAACTCTTTTTTATTATCATCTTCGGAATTGTAGTTTATATTATTATTTATAAATCTTCAAAAAGAGATAGCCCTAAATCAAATCGATCTCAATCTATATCCTATAAGGATTTTGATATTTCTAAACGTTCGTCACCACATCCCAATGATACTATTATAGGAAATGCTCAACCTACAAAGCCTAAAGGGAAAGTTGTAAGTGAAGAGGAAATTTGGAGTAAAGTAAGAAATATCTTGAGCGATATTTCTATAGTAGGTACTTTTTATAGAACTCCAGAAGAAATCTCTCGTGCAGAAGGCCTTCGAATAGGAGAGGAGCTTGTCTTGGTAAAAGAGCCTGAAAATAATTTCGATAAGAATGCAATAAAAGTGATGACTAAGGATAATTATCATATTGGGTATATTCCTAAAAATCTATGTAGAATGTTTAATGATATTCTAATAGGATGTACTTATCGTGTTTTTGTTAGTGAGATTCGAATGGCTCCTAATGCTCCATATATTTATATTAAAGTGGAAATTATAGAGTAATAATTCTTATGTTCTTTTTGTATTCTCAAATAAAATTCCCATATTTGCAGTGCTAAACACTGATAAGGTGATTCTTATTCCGAAGAGCGCGGTTAATGCTCAACAATATTGGTGGGCTTTTTTTATGCCCTATTTTGTACATCATAATTATAGGCGGCTGCCTTTCCCTCGGTGGATTTTTGCTCTTTGGAGTAGGACATCTATCAGTGTTTAGCGACTAGGGAAATGGTAGCCGTTCTTGTCTTAAGTTAACTACCTAAAAAGCTAAACACTGATAGAAATGAAAAAAGAAAACCAACGCGCCCGCGGACGCTATGTATCCGCTGAAAAGGTTCAGCAAATGTTTGCCGACCTTGGTGTTGAACTTTGTTTGGGCCGCAAACGTATCCGCGCAGCACGCAGTGAGAAATCTATTTCCATCTATGTCAATGGTGGGACGGTTAACATCAGCTTTAATGAGAAAGGAGGTCGCCCATGAGTACTTCCATATTTGAAGTCGATAAAGAGGTCCATTATTCTGATATGCATAAAGAATATGAAATATACACTATTATCATGAATTCTAAAGATATAATGTCCTGTTGTAGGGATTCATTGATTGAATTGCAGCAATTAATAACTTTAGCACTTAACGATCAAAAGGAGGAACCTAAATGAAAGCAGAAGTTAATGGTATTGTTTTAACGGATGAATCTATAGAAACCATCCGTCGTTTTCAAGAGGATGGCGTAGAAGATCATATTGAAATCCTTGAATATATGATTGATGTATTACTCTGTGATGGTGTACCCCTTTTTTTGAATGATCCCAAAGTTCGTTTATCACATATTCAGGATTTACGTTATATAGAAAAGCTGATACTAACATTTAAAAGACCACAAAACGATGGAAAATGATAAAATCACCGATGTCAGCATCTATATTGCTGGATTACAAGCTACGTATCGTCCTGCACCTGATGCCCGGCATACTACTCATTGGTTCTCCACCGATGAAGTCTATACTGCCATTAAGAATCTGGATCCTTCGGCCTCTATTACTAAAGAGCAACTCTTTCAGGCTATGATCGATGCCGGTTTTAAGTTCCAAAATCGTCCCGGCGCATCCGGATGCGATTTTCGCTGGATGCTTCAGGAACGTAATCAATAATAAAAGGTCCGGGAACTACCTTCGTTTAATTCCGTTACACAAAAGATTGGCCGGTAGTTCCCGGCTTTTTTTGTGTCCTTTTCCCTTTCTTTTTCCCTCGCTACATTCGCTAAACTTATTTTCAGCGAATCATGATCACAGAAGACTTAATCAGAAAAAGATTTGTCCACGATACTATGTCTCAAGGAATTAATCAAATCTATCAAACTCAAGAAAGTGTAGTTAGTACCTATCTGCATACACGTTCTGGCAACTTATTGGCACATCTGCAGCGACGTCCGTTTTCCTCCCATGTTTCAGACGCTAAAGCAGAGTATTTTATGCGCATTTTCCCTTATCTGCGATATTTGGACATCTCTTACAGAAAGCGTAATGATCGCATCTCCCGTCATCTCCGTAGAAATCTTGCTCTCTATAATAGAACGGTTTGGGGAGTTCTCTATCATGAAACCTTCCCGGAACTTCGACATGGTTTCAATGACGAAATCCGGAATTCCATCCGTAAAGAACTCGAACAGGCACTTCAATATGAACAATCGCAAAATAGGTAATAGAATATGGCTCAAAAAAAACATCTATCCGAGGACGAAATCAAAGTCATTATATCAGCTGAGACTGCTGAAGCTCAACAGGAAATTCATGCTCTTACGAAAGAAACAAAGGAACTTAAGAAAGAAGAACGCGCTCGACGCAAAGCTATGGTCGATCTTGAGTCCCAGGGAAAAAAGAACTCTAAAGCATATAAGAACCTTGAAAAGGAAGTTAAAGAGTATTCTAATCGGATATCTGAAAACACTGATAAGGTCCGTAAGCTAACTCGGCAACTTGATGTCAATGCCATGTCAATGCGTCAGTTAAAGTATCTTGCAAAGGAACTTACAGGAGAACTTGAAGATATGTCCGAGGCCGCAAATCCGGAAGAATATGCAGCATTGAGTAATCAACTCCGTTCAGTTCGGATGCGGATGGATGATCTTCGGAATAAAGGTAGGAATATTAGTGCCGAATTTGGTTCGGCAGAGTCTATGCTTTCCAAATGGAAAATGGCAGCAAAGGCATTTATTGCTGTAAAACTTGTCGGATACCTCACTCAACTGAATTCAGCCGTTTATCGTACCCGTAAAGAGTTTGCAAAATATGAAGCCGTTTTACGCAATACTTTTCAGTCACAGGAGAAGGCTACTCAGGCAATGAAGATGCTCCAGCAATTGGCTGCTGATACTCCCGCCTCACTTAAGGAGTGGACCGAAGCCTATATAAA